ACCACCAGGAGCTGTGTAATTAGTCACAACGCCAGTAGCTTCATTAGTACGTCTAATTACAAGGCTATTTCTGTAACCTTCTAGATACCACCTTCCAGTAAAATTAGCATTATTTGCAGCTTGTTGATCTGTAATTAGTTTAACAACAGCGTCAACCATATGACTAACATGATTACCACTACCGGCATATAGCAACATATCATCGAATGTTGTACCGCCTTGTGGGGTAAAAGCTGTTGGTACCCCTTGAATTGTTACAGTATAGGTAGAAATATCTACATTAAGTAGCTTAATTACACCGACAGACTTAGCAACATACGAACCTGCAGCCTGCATAGCAGTGTTGACAGTTTTGTTAGTAATAATTGTGGTGTCTTGAATGCTACGGAAATGATAGTCGTTCTGGCTAGTACCTGTAAGGTAAGAACTACCAGTGTTAGTTACAGTGCAAAACGTGCCTTCATCTGCAGTCCACACAAAGATGTTAGCACCTTTAATACAACCAATGTAAGACCCAGCAGTAGCACGGTCAATAAAGAACCAAGACGCATCTTCTAGTTCACTCTCTGTAAATGCATCACCATTAGCTTTACGCAATACATTAGTATATTGCATACCGGGTCTTTTAAGTAGACCAAAGGTAGGGTCAGGATAACCGTTAATACACTCAGTTAGCTGACCTTCTAGTTTCTTGTCGTCATTTTGTTTAGAGACACCACCAAGAAAATTAGGTGTCAGTTGAGTTACTGCTGGCATTAGCGTTGCAAGGTATGGTACGGCTGATAGCTTTGATAATAATTTCCAGTCTTAGGACTTCCGAAGTAAGTGTAGTCACCTTGGTTGCACTCATACTCCATTGCCATAGCACGTGCAAAAGCTTCTTTTTGTTGAAGCATTTGGAATTGATTTGGGTCACCGACAACACGGCTAGACACAATAGCAGCAGCACGTGCTACGATAAATGCTTGAACAGGTTGAGGGATGTTCTCCCAATCAAAGTACCAAGTAATATCTACATAGAGTTTTTCGTCAGTCCACTTATTAGAATGGGCAATACGGTCATAGAGTTTACCTCCACGGTTAATAGAATCCCTACCCATGTTTTGAGTGTAGGATGAGTTAAGATCCATCTGAAGAATGTTATTAGCAATCTTCACTTCATTATTAGAATCAGGTGTAACGGGATAATCCAATTCTTTATTGAAAGACCAGCCTTCAGACTGGACTTCACGTGAGACTTCCCTCAGGGTGTTGAGTGCAATCGCAACGTCCGGGTTGGTTTGAGTTTCAACTCTACTTGTAACATTAGATTGAGTCAAGCTAGCTTGGGTAACAGTGTTGCCTACATTGCTAGTATGATTGATGTTTAAGGTATGGTTATAATAGATAGGGCTTAACGTAAGAGCTGCATTAGCTGCAGTAGTAGAAGCGCTGATAGTATATGTAAAATTACCACCACCAATATCGGTAGGACCACTGTCTACAGTGACAGCAGTAGTAATTGTAGAGCTACTAATTGATACACCTTTAGGGATAAAAGCTGAGGTCGAAGTAAGTGTAGTACCTGAAGCACTAGCGCTTGGGGTAAACAAAGTACGTACTGTAGAAATAGAAGTGTTGTCTTCTACACCAGTACCACTAATATAAGACCCTTGGGTTAAATCACTTTTAGAAGTATAAAGAGTAGTACCATTAATATAACCAGTAAACCTAGAGGTTTCACTAAGTACAAGAGTTTCTTCAGTTGTCAACGTGGTTACAGGAGCCTGACCAACTGACGCCAGGATCTGATTAACAGCTTGTAGTTCGGTGTTTGGGCCAGTGGTAGGGAAAGGCATAATTGTAAATGAGTTTTATTCTCAATAAAGAATTAAAAAAAAGGGAGCCCCCGAAAGGACTCCCGTAGATAAATCAGAATGCAGAAGGTGCAGTGTTGGTAGCATAAAGCTCAACAGCAGCAGCAGGATTCAGGTAGTCAGCACCCATGGCGAGACGACCCAGGATCACATCACCCTGATAGATAACAGAAACATCACCACTGGTGACTTGCACCTGAGGGGCGATAGCTTCCACACAACCAGCGGCTTCACGCTGGAAGATCAGACCACAAGAAGTGGCACCAACTTCAGCAGCAGTACCGTAGTCATTGTTGACACCAGTGGTAGCATTAGAAGCATCCTCAATGGTTTCACCAATGAAGGAACCAGTGTTACCAGGATTAGCAACAGCACCACCATAGTTTACACCATACTTACCGAAGAACGGAATATGCATGGACTTGTAGATCTTGATACCAGCGATTTCCACGATACCCTGACCACCTTGCAGTGCGGTACCTTGGACATCACGG